TTCGTAGTCGTTTAGTTGTGTTGCGGTGGTTGCCTGTGTCATTTTATTGCCTTCCGTTGAGTGTGCCCCGCGGGGCTGGTAAACTCACTTTAGCGCAAAAAAAACAAGTTTGGGGCTATTTTCTAAAAAAAAATAAAAAAACTTTTAGCTACGCGTCTAACCACACCTTATAGCCAGCGGTGACTCGGCCTTTGACCGGGTCAATAAAATGAAGTCTCTGACTCGGAGTCGCGCTCGCAGCCAACATCACACCCGCATAACGGTTATCAGACTCCGTTGAGCCCGTCTGATAAACAGAACCTAAGCCGTTAGGTAAAGCCCACTCATTGTGCGTATGAAAGTGCCCAATGTAAACGTCACGAAACTGCCACGGATAAGCGCCCGACTGCCAGCGAGCAATATGTTGAACAATCGCACCCGGCGAAGCGAACCCATTACGGCCAATCTCATCACCATGCAAAACCAAAGCTCGGTAGTTGCCGATTTCTAAACGCTGAACATCTTCTGGCGACTCATTGAACGTCAAACGCTTCTCACCCGCAAGCAGCTGCCGCGCCAACTCATAACACATTCTGTCGAAGTTGTCTGAGCGCGGAACGTTATCGCGTTTCGAACCGATACGGCCGTGGTTGCCCCATTCCGCAACAACCGTAACCTTCTCATAGTTTGCTAAAGCAATCCGAACAACGTCAACGATTAGCCGGCTCACGTTTACATACTGACCAAAGATGGTGCTGTCGATTTCGTGCGCTTGGCTTGGAAAGTTGAACAAACCCTCAACCATGTCACCACCAAAAGCAATCACGCATTCTTTGACCGGGTGGTCGGCGCGCTGAATGTTTGTAATAGCGACGGCTTTGTCAGTGAAACGTAAGACACGCTCCCGCATAACTTCACTGTTATACGAAGCCGTTTTTTTAGCTCCCTGCCAATCTGACATATGCCAAAGCGCAACTTCACCATTCTTGCGTTTATCTTTAGCTGGCGTAGGTACCGGCGGAACCCGGCCCATAGAAAGCATTGCGTCAAACGCAGCTGACCGAGTAACTTCAACAAGGTGCTCAGTGCGGTCTTTTGCTTGCAGCAGCTGAGCTTGTGCGCGACGTAATGCTTTACGAAGCAGTTGAACGTCCGCTGATTCTTCTTCTGGCGGTGTATCTAAATCATCAAGCATTAGTTTTTACCCTTCCGCAAGAGCATAATCCTAAACGGTGGCGCTTGATTGCGCCTTGGCTTAGGTGAACACCTTTTTCTGCGAGCGCATTTTCTAACGCTTGATACTTCCAAGCCGTATTAGCTACGGCCCTATAAAGTGCAGCTGAATCAGACTCATCAAGTTGAGCTGCGGTGTCTCTGACAGCACACGGCCAAACTTTTTCCGTCGGTGTCAGGTCGTCAAGTAATCCCATTTTTAGCCTTCCAATAAAAGTTGACTTATGCCAACGTTTTTACGTTACCTCAAATACTTGTTATACCCAAGTAATGGTGCGGATAGCGCCAACAGCGTCAAGGGTTCGTAGCTGGTTAGTTGTCGTGTTTAGCCAAATGTCGCCGGCACGAAATGAGCCCGCCGCGAACGCAGCTGACTCTTGAGCGGTAGTAATGTTTGGTGCGGTGAAGCGGCTGGCGGTTTCAAGTTTGAGAACGCGTTGCTCTATTTTTTGAAACACTTCGTTTAGGTTGGCGCTTTGGATTGTGTATCCCATAATGTAATCCTAAAGGTTGAAGACTAGTGTTGCGCGCTCAGGCCCGTTTTCGCCGGGCGACAAAGTTAAAGAAACAAGCCGGTAGATTTCATCTAACCCGTTAGGGAACCGGTCGTCTTTTATTCTTATTCGCACATCATCACCAATACTGTAAGTTCCAAATACGGGGTCAATATACGGCGCAACAACTACCTTCAAAGTGACAGGCGGGTAAGACGTAACAGCTACCTGACCAGCAGCTAAGTTTGTGAGTAAAGCTGAGTCAACAATGTCTGTGTAGTTTGCTGACTCTTCAAGCAGCGGCCAACCCGCCGTCAGCTTACTTGCGTCAGAAGCGCTCTTGATTGTTTTACCTTCGTTTGAGCCGCCACCGACAGCCCAAATATAGTTAGCAACTAAAGAGCCGTCTTCAGGATACTCATACTCAATAATGTTGCCAGCCGGGTATTCCAAAACCGGGGCAGTTGCGTTGCTAGATGAGTAAACGGTTCCTAGTTGCGGGTAACCAAGTTTCAAAGTTTTGACTATGTTGCGGCCCGCGTCATAAACAACGCTGATAGTGAAATCAAACCCGGCCGAAGAGCGACTCAAATCTTGCAGCGCAGAGTAAACGCTTTTGAGTTCATAAGAATAAAAGGTGCGGCTTACGGTGACTCCTGAAGTGTCAGAACCAACACGCACACCAATGTTGCCGCCAGTGACTGACTGAGCTGCGTTTATTAGAGCTTGAGCAACCGTAAACTGGTCTACTCCTGAATAAACAGTAGTTGTTGTGATACGTCGTTTTTCAAAATAAGACTCAAACTCACGCGCCGTAAGCGTAATACGTTGAGTAACTGAGTTGTATGAGCGGCCCCAAAGAACGCCTCCCCAAACTAAAACACCGTCGCGGTCAACATACACAGCGGTTCGGGCCGGCACAGTTGAGTTGACAATGTTTAGAGCGCCAGAAGCAATATCAGTCAAAAGTATTGAGCCCTGTAAAGTTCCGGCTGAGTTTAGCTGCTGACTCAAACCAACATCAGTTAGCGGAAGCTCACCAATGATTGCGTTTGTGAGTAAGTCAGCGAATAAGTAGCGGTAAGTTGCCATACCGCAAGTCTACTTGACTGTTTTGTAGGCACCGATAGACGTCAGTATCGATAACAACGCTGAACCGCCAGCTACCGCTACAAGCCCTACAAAGTCAATGTTGAGCAAGTTGACCATACCCGCGCCTAAAACCGTCACAGCGGTCTGCGAAGCCGTCTTTATAGCACGTTCTAGAGCGTAGTTCCAAAAGTCTTTGTCAGTAAACATTACTTTTCCTCCAAGTATTTTGGTCGGCCATAACCGAGAACATATTTGTAGCTTACGTAGTTGTCAGTGACAAGGCCCGGCACTGGCCGAGTCGAGTCCGCGCTAACATAAGTCACACCCGCTTTGTCAGCAGCTTTAACAATTCCAATGTGGTCGTTGTTGATGTTCTTGCCCATTCCGCGGCCTGAGGTCCAGTCAAAAATAACAAAGTCACCGACGGCGGGGATTCCTGACGTGCGCCAAGTTTTGTGAGCTTTGAAGTAATCCACCCAAATACCGCACGAAATAATCTCAGGCTTTTGCCCAATAACCCACGACACTGCGGCCGCGCAGTCCAAAAGATTCAAACGACCTTTTAGCCACGGCAAAGATTTGCGGGGCTTGTGAATGTAATACTCAAGTTTTTTGACTGCGCTAGTTGCTATCATTTGAACACGCTCCATAGTTCTAAAGCGGTGACAACAGTTGTTATGCCACCTATTGCGAGCCAGACGCGCTTTTGTAGTTCGTCTAGTTTGGTTGATGTTTCGTCAGCGTTTTCTTCAAGCTTTGTTAGGCGTTCCAACACTGACGTTATTTGCGCTAATGTAGCTTCTTGCACTCGCAACCTTGATTCGTGGTCAGCAATAGCCCGTTCAGTGGAGTCAATGTGATTCGGCAGCCGTTCGTTCAAAACGGTGACTTTTTCAATCAGCGCTTGCGCCCAAGCGGGGATTAGTTCGCTAGTCATTATGCCCAAGCCCCAATTTGTGTCACGCCAGCCGCACCTAATGGTGTGACTTTTAGATAACCTGAGCCAATAGTCACCGGCACTGTTACTGTTGCCACGCTTGAGAAAGCAATCTGCAAAGTCAAAGTTCCAGTTGATGTTGTTCTAAAAGTGCCTTTTATGAATGTGCTAACAAACATGTTGTTGTTAGTGAAGCTGGCGTGCATAGCCGTATTAGTATTTAGACCATTGCTCACCCGATACTGCGTTGTAGTTGGGTTACCAGCCGAACCAGCCAAAGCATACGAGTTATCAAACATTACGCTGTAAGGGTTGCCTGCGGTTGTTCCCGTATAGTTCATCCTCAGCGAAGCAACTGTGCCAGTTGTGGTATTTGTAAACTGCACTTGAACAAAACCCTCAACCTCGTAAAAGGTGTTTGTTGCTAAAGACAAACCAGAACCACCGCTGATAGACAAAAC